TGAGAGGAAAACAAACAACGGTATTTAGAGAAAAAGCAACTAAACATAGTAAAAAACCAGAAATAGCATATGAGATTTTAGAGAAATTATTCCCAGAAACTAAAAAGATTGAAATTTTTGCAAGAAATGAAAGAGTTAATTGGGATAGTTTTGGAAATGAATTAGGAGAGATTGGAGGAGATGAATAATGACACAAGAAATAATCAAAATAGTAGGGATAGAAGTGCAAATGCCATACCATGATGAAGTATATATAGTTGGCGAGAAACCTGATGGGCATATATCTGGGATAGTAAGAAATGCAGGTATTGTTAAAGAGATAAGATTGGCAGAGGATGATGATTCAATTCAAGAAAGAGATGTCGTTTACATAAAAATGGAAAAAAACGGAATAATATTGGAATTATCCACAAGTCAACCAGGTTTAAGAATAATTTGGAGTGATGAAAATGTGGAAGTGTAAAAAATGTGGAGGAACTGATTTTAAAGTTGAAATAGATGGTTATATAGAATTAGATTTAAAAAAGAATGGAGACTTTGATTATAAAAAAGATACATTAAACGTTAGAAATATTCATCCATATATCCATTGTTGTAAATGTGGTAATGAAGATGAAGAAACAGAAATAAGTAAGATAGCTGATTGGGAGGAAGAAGATGAGAGAGATTAAATTTAGAGCTTGGTTTGAAAAATTCAAGGAAATGTATACAGTAAAGATGATAGATTTACAGAAAGAAATAGCATATTTTGATAAGTATAATTATAGAAGTTTTTACGATATAGACCTTATGGAATACACAGGGTTAAAAGATAAAAATAATAAAGAAATTTATGAGGGAGATATTGTAATTCATCACAGCAAAATGTATAAAATTATTTTTAATGCAAAAGAAGCAAGATTTGTTTTAAGAGATGATGAATTTGAATTAGAAATACCTTTCACAAATAACAACAACAAAAGAATGGAAATAGTAGGGAATATCTATGAAGACTCAGAATTACTAGGAGTAAACAAATGAATACATCTGAAATGGAAAAATTAATATACTGGTATTTTAAAGAGAGTAGTTTAGTAATTGTTCCTAAAGTTAGTGGTAATAACTGGTGGCTAGATACAGAAGCAGACCCTATGATTTGGAAAAATATAGTAAATCATGAATGTGATATGTTGATTGTTAGTAAAAATCACTACTTAACAGAAGTAGAAATTAAAATATCACTTTCTGATTTAAAAGCTGATTTCAAAAAAGAACATCAACATAAAGATGAAAATATTAAAAATTTCTACTATGCTTTTCCAGAAGAAATGAAAGATAAGGCTATTGAGCTTATTCCAGAAGAAGTAGGAATATTAATAGCAGTCAAAAAACATTTGAATAGTGGCTATGAATATAGAGATATTGAATGTTATAGAAAGCCTAAAATAAATAAAGAAACTAAACCTATAAACGATATTGTCTTATCAAGAATTTATAGACTTGGTTATTTAAGATATTGGAATTACAGAACATCAAAGGAAGTGAGATAATGAAATACTTAAAAATAAAAACAACAGATGAAAGAATAATTATAATAGATTTGGAAAAAGTTGTAAGTTATATGGTTGGAGATGATTTTGTAAATGTAAATTATTATGGTGATGATTTTTTTCATTTTACAAGAGAAATTGATAAGTTTGGGCTACAAGTAGAAAATTTTGAAACATTGAGAGTTTTTATACAAAATTTAGCAGGAGAAGAAATATGATTAAGAAATATATTAAAAAGCCTGTGGAAGTAGAAGCAATACAATTAACAAAAGATAATATAATTGAAGTCTTAAAATTTGTTAGACAATATAAATATTTTCTTCATCTCGGAAAAGATGAAGATATAGTGAAAAGTATAATTGAAAAAGGCTACTTTGAATTTGAACTATATGATAATACTGATATGTATGAAAGTGTAGGATTTGGAGATTTTGTAGTAGAAGATGAATATTCTGAATATAGAGTTTTTGATGAAGATGAATTTAAAGAATTATATAAGGAAGTGAGATAATGGCAACACAAGAGCAAAAGATTGTTTTTAGAAAAATGGAAGAAATATTAAGAAACTATCCAAAATATCAGAAAAGGATAGAAGTAGAAATAGAAAATTTAAAAAATCCACAAATAAAAAAATCAAGTGGACCTGGTGGACAAGGTGGGAACAGCTATGATTATAAAAGTGAAGTAGAACAGATAGAAGAATTAAAACAAAGAATTTCTAATAACATAAGTCGTTATAAAGAAATAATATTCAGAATAGATGAGTGTTTGAGTATGGTTAAAGACCATAAAGATTATAACTTTATCCAAATGAAATATTTTGACAAAATGACTTATGAGGAGATAGCTGAGAAACTTGGAGTTTCTTTAATGAGTACATATAGAATGAGAAATAATATCTTAAGTACTCTAGAAATACACTTTAAAACACAGAGATTAATAGAGTTTTAATATTACTTTGTTAAAACCTTGTTAAAAAGCTGTTAAAAATGCGTTATTGTTATGTTAGTTTTAATGTGTTAATATGGTAGCATGTAGCAAAGTTTAAAGATTCCTCTTTAAAAATTGTGGTAGTAGTTTGAGACTCTACTATAAAAAAGTCTTGCCATAATAATGTCAATACTCTCACAGCACTTAGATGTGCAGGATACGTTCCTATGTGGGAGTTTTTTTTATTGATTAGCCCACTTTCAGTATTATATTGGCTATAAACAAAAATGCGAGTCAAAGTGCACAAAGGTAGTTATTTGCTACCTTCGACTGGAGAGTTACATTAATGGTAAATGAGCAGTCTGCTAAGCTGTTGTCCTGATGGACTTATAGGTTCGAGTCCTATACTCTCCGCCAAATAAAGATATAAAAGTTTGAAAAGTTCTAAAATAGAACATATTGAAAGATTATAACAGATATCAATTGGCGAAATAGGTTCTTTCAGAATATAAAAAAGCCGAGAGGGTCTCGCGAGTCCCGAGCTCCATCTGAATATTGACCAAAAATTTAACAATTTCCGTTCCAAAGGAGTGAAAAATGAACACAAATGAAAAAATCGTTAGCAGCCCTGAACTTGCGGAAATGTTTGGGGTGAGTGATAGATATATCCGTATGCTTGCACAAGACGGCATTGTAAAGAAAAGTGGAACTAGAGGTAAATATTTACTCGTTGAGAGTGTAAAAGGTTTCATTGAGTTTGTTAAAGAACAAAACTCAGCTGATGTTGATTTGAAAGACACAAAACTCAAAAAAGAAACTGAAAAAATTGAAAAAGATATAGAGCTAAAAAGTATAAAAATATCAGAATTGAAAAATGAACTGCATTCAGCAGAGATAGTTAAGAAAGTTATGACAGTTATGCTTACAAATTTAAAGGGTAAATTGTTAGCAGTTCCTAACAAAATCGCCCCTTTGATTGTGGGTTGCGATAATCTTGGAGATATCCAGGATATAGTTTTGAGTTCTATAGAAGATGTTTTGCTGGAGTTAAGTGATTATAGCCCAGAGTTATTTAAAAATAAAAATATAATCCTGGAAGATGAAGAAGAGGTGGAAGATGAAAAAAGCAAAGGAAAAGGATCTAATAGAAAATCCAAGTCTAAGAAAAACAATTAATCTATTTGCTGACATATTCCAAACATTGAAGCCTCCTCCAAAGTTGACTATAGATACTTGGGCTGATTCGTATAGGATTTTAAGTTCTAAGACATCAGCTGAACCTGGAAGATGGAAAACAGATAGAGTACCTTTTCAAAGAGAAGTAATGAAAGCTATCTCAGATAAAAAAACAAGTAAAATTGTAATGATGTATGGAGCTCAGTTATCTAAGACTGAAATTTTACTGAATGTTTTTGGTTATTACGCCGATTATGACCCTGCTCCTATCATGTATCTTTTGCCAACTAAAGATTTAGCAGAAGATTTTTCTAGTACAAGATTAGATGACATGATACAGAGTACACCTCAACTCAAAAATAAAATTTTGAATAAGGTTGATGGTAGAGATACAAAATTACAAAAGGAATTTGTTGGTGGATATATCACACTTGTTGGAAGTAATTCAGCAGCAGAATTATCAAGCAGACCTCTTAGAATATTACTTGCTGATGAAGTAGACAGATTCAAAAGTGATGTTGGAGGAGAGGGTGATCCTTTAAACTTAGCGATAGAAAGAACAAAAACTTTCTGGAATAAGAAAATAGTTATAACAAGCACACCTACAATCAAAGGGGAATCAAGAATAGAAAAAGAATATGAAAATTCAACAAAAGAAGAATTTTATATACCTTGTCCTAAGTGTGGTTCTTTTCAAAAATTAGAATGGAGAAATATAGTTTTTGAACCTGTTGGGCATAAATGTTCCGATTGTTTAGAAATATCCTCTGAACATGAGTGGAAAAGAAATATGATTCATGGAATATGGCAATCACAAGAAGAAATTGAGGATTGGAGTGTTAGAGGTTTTCATATTTCGGAGTTATACAGTCCTTTTTCAACCTGGCCAGAAATTATAAAAAAATTCAAAGCAGCAAAAGGTAATGCTCAGATGATGAAAGTATTTACTAATACTTGTCTTGGTCAAACATGGGAAGAAAAAGTAGAAAAAATTGATTTTTTGGATATTTCAAAAAGAAAAGAAGAATATAGTGCTGAAATTCCTAACCAAGTTCAAGTTTTAACTGCTGGTGTTGACATTCAAGACGATAGATTAGAAATTGAAGTTGTAGGTTGGGGATTAGGTGAAGAATCTTGGGGAATTTATTATAAACAGTTTATAGGCTCTCCTGGACAAAATGATGTATGGGAACAATTGGATAGATTTTTGGAAACTGAGTTTAGTTATGATAATGGAGAAAAGATAAGAATTTTATGTACTTGTATAGATACTGGGGGCCATTATACTCAGGAAGCATATCAATACATCAAGCCGAGAGAATTTAGAAGAGTATTTGGAGTAAAAGGGAAAGGCGGAGATGGGGTAGCTTTTGTATCTAAACCATCAAGAACAAATAGAATGCAAATATCCTTATTTACACTTGGAGTAAATACTGGTAAAGAAACAATACTTGCTAGATTGAAAATAAATGAACCTGGTTCTATGTATATGCACTTTCCAAGTAATATAGATAGGGGATATGATGAAGTATATTTTAAAGGATTAACATCTGAGGTTAAGACAACTGTATGGGAAAAAGGAGTTAAAAAGACTATATGGAAAGTTATAGGAACAAAAAGAAATGAGCCTTTGGATTTAAGAAACTATGCTTATGCAGCATTAAAAATAGCAAATCCAAACTTAAATAAAAAATATACTGTTGAAGCAACCAAAAAGAATGTGAAGGTACAAAAAAGAAGAGTTTTATCAAAAGGAGTGAGCTTATAATGGCATATACAAGAGAAGATTGCTTACATATGATAGAGGCATATAAAAAAGCTGAATTAGCAGTATTATCTGGAAAGAGTTATAAAATAGGAACAAGAGAACTTGAAAGAGAAGATTTATCTGAAATTAGAAAAGGAAGAGCCTTCTGGGAAGGTGAACTAGACAAGTTAAACAATAATGGAAGAAAAAAATTAGGAAGAAGAGTAATACCTAGAGATTTATAAGGAGTGAAATACTTCTTTTTTTATCGCAAAAGGAGGTGAAAAATGAATATATTAGATAAAGCAATAGCTTTTTTTAGTCCAGAAAAGGCTCTTGAAAGAGAAGTTGCTAGAAAAAAAATAGAAATTCTAAACACAGGATACTCAAATCATGGGGCGTCTACAACAAAAAGTTCTATGAAAGGTTGGATTTCAACAGGTGGTGGAGTTAAAAAAGACATCTACAAGAACAGAAAAAAGCTAGTTGAAAGGTCAAGGGACTTGTATATGGGAGCTCCTGTTGCTCAAGGAGTTATGAAAACTATTAATTCTAACGTGATTGGTAGTGGGTTGAAGTTAAAATCATCTATTGATTACGAAGTTTTAGGAATTAGTGAAGAAGAAGCTGAAACTATTGAAACTACAATTGAAAAAGAATTCAAATTATGGGCAGACAATAAGATTGAACAGATGGGAGTTCTTAATTTTGACCAAATCCAAGATTTAGTATTCTTAACTATTCTCCTAAATGGCGAGTGCTTTGTGAAATTTAACTATTTTCTAACACCTAAGAATCCATATAGCCTAAAACTACAGATAATTGAGCCTGATAGAGTTATGACACCTTCTATATTGCAAAATGATGAGAGTATTGTTGACGGAGTAAAGATCGATAGCAATAATAGAATCTCTGGATATTATATTGCAAGAAAGCACCCATTTGATGTATCAGGAAATGTAGAAACTGACTTTATTTCAGTTTATGGAAAAGAAGAACAGTTAAACATTCTACACATAATGCTAGCTGAAAGACCTGAACAAGTCAGAGGTATACCTATTTTGTCTCCAGTAATTGAAGCTTTAAAGCAACTGGATAGATATACTGACGCAGAACTTATGGCGGCAGTTGTAAGTGGGATGTATGCGATATTTATTGAAAGTGATAAGGACAATGCACAAGGGGCTAATATTGCAGACCATGAAGTCTTAGATGAAACAGAGCAAATAGATAGTTCTAATGATGAAACTATAGAACTAACCCCAGGTTTAGTACAGGGGCTTAATCCTGGAGAAAAGGTTGTCGCAACCAATCCTGGTAGACCTAATGCACAGTTCGACCCTTTTGTTACTTCGATTTTAAGGCAAATAGGAGCTGCTTTAGAAGTTCCTTACGAGTTACTAATCAAGCATTTTACTGCTAGTTATTCAGCGAGTAGAGCTGCTTTATTGGAAGCTTGGAAGATGTTTAGAAAGAGAAGAGATTGGTTCTCTAGCAATTTTACACAAGTAGTATATGAAGAATGGTTAAGAGAAGCTTATTTGCTAGGTAGAGTAGATATGAAAAACTATGGAGAAGATCCATTGCTAACAAAAGCTTGGAGTGGAGCTCAATGGAATGGACCTAGTCAAGGACAACTTGACCCACTTAAAGAAGTTAAAGCAAGTACATTAAGAGTTCAACAAGGATTCTCTACTAGAACAAAAGAAACTGTCGAGCTTAACGGGGGTGATTTTGAGCAAAATGTAAGAATCTTAGCAAAAGAAAATAAATTATTAGAAGAAAAAGGAGTGATGATTAACAATGCCGAAAATGACAAAGAAGTTTTGGAACATAATGAAGAATGAAGAAGCTAAAAGTGCCGATATCGTAATGTATGGGGCTATTGGCTCTGATGAATATTGGGATGATGTGTGTGACAAAACGATTAAAGAAGAAATCGGAAATTTAGGTGCTGTGGAAAATATAAATGTGCACATTAACTCACCTGGTGGAAGTGTATTTGCTGCAGTGGCGATAGCTAACACATTGAAAAATCACAAGGCTAAAGTTACAGCATTTATCGATGGACTTGCAGCAAGTGCGGCAACTATTATAACTAGTGCTTGTGATGTAGTAAAAATGCCAAAAAATGCTCTGTTTATGATACATAACCCATTAACATGGGCTTATGGAAACAAGCAAGAGCTAGAAAAGACTGGAGTTCTTTTAGATAAGGTTAAAGATAGTATTTTAGAAACTTACTTAGCTAAAGCTAAAGATAAGACTAAAGAAGAGCTATCTGCACTTATGGATGAAGAAAAATGGTTCAATGCAGAAGAAGCTAAAGAGTATGGGTTTGTTGACGAGATAGTAGGAGAAGTGGAAAATTTACAAAATGTTAATAATTTACTAATTGTAAATAGTCTAGCATTTGATATTTCTAAATTTAAAAATTTTCCTGGATCTAATCCTACAGAACCAGTAACAGGACCTGTTCCAGAGCCAACTCAAAATACAGCTACAAACACAGAAGAAATGACTGTAGAGAAGTTCAAAGCAACTTATCCAGAACTGTATGAAAATATAGTTAATTCAGCAATTCAAAGAGAAAGAAATAGAATTGAAGCGATTGAAAATCTCGAAATAGCAGGATTTGATGATGTTGTAAGCACAGCTAAATTTAAAGAACCAGTTGATGCTGCAAATCTAGCATTAAAAATATTAAACATCAAAAAAGAAAAGAATAAAGAGACTCTTAAAAACATACAAGAAGAGAGTCAAGCAACAGCAGTACCAGTAGCTCCAAAAGCAGAAGCAGGGGAAACAGGAACAGTTGTAGGAATACCATTAAACAATATTTTAAAGTATATGAATAAAAAGACAGGAGGTACAAAATGAGCTTTATAGAAGATGGTAAAAAATATGGAGTAGACCAAATATTAAGTGGAACAGGGCATAAGGTTATGGAATTAGAAGTGCCACAAGGGAAATCAGTTAAGAGAGGACAAGCGGTAAATGCAAGTGCAGAATTATCTGATGGAACAGATTTATTTGGTATAGTTTTAGAAACAGCTGATGGAACTACAGCTAAGACTAAAACTACAGTTGTAGTGTTTGGAGAAGTTATTTTCGAAGGACTTGAATTAAAAGCAGCAACAGTAAAAGCAGACTTTATCAAAAAAGCAAGAGATAAAGGAATAATAGTGAAAGAATTAGGAGGTAGATATTAATGGCAGTATTAATCGATTTTTTAGGAGTATATGACCAGTCAGTTATAAAACCAAAGACATTTATCAGAGACATGTTTTTTGCAAAACATGAAACTCATGAATATCCAAAATGGGAAATTGAGTATAGAAAAGGTAGACAATTAGTAGCTCCTTTCGTGTCTGAATTAATCCCAGGAACAGAAGTGGTAAAAAGAAGTTATGCATCTAAATACTACTCTGCACCAAAAGTAGCACCAAAGAAAACATTCTCTGCACAAGAAATTTATTTTGCTAAATCAGCTGGAGAAACTATTTATGGTGGAATATCTCCAGAAGAAAAAAAAGCAAAATTAATTGGAGAAGCATTTGCAGACTTTGAAGACCAAATCTCAAGAAGAGAAGAATTAATGTGCATTGACTTAATGTTCAAGGGTTCTATAGTAGTAAAAGGAGAAGGAATTGAAGATAAAATAGAGTATGGAACAATTCAAGAAATCACACCTACTACATTATGGAATCAACCAAATGCAGATATTTCAGGGGACATAGAATCTGTAATTACATTAATAGGAGAAACTACAGGTCAAAAAGTTGAGCACATAGTAATGGATCCAGTTGCAGCAAGACTATTCACTCAAAATGAGAAAATAGCTAAATTATTAGATGTCAAAAATGCTAATTTTGGACAAATAGACCCTAAAGAATTAGCAAGTGGAGCAATATATATTGGAACATTAGCCCCTTATAATATCCCTATTTATTCATACCAAACTCAACATTCAGTGTTAAAACCTGATGGAAAAACATATGATACAGTGAAAATGATTCCAGAAGGAAGAGTATTATTTGCTCCATCTAATAATACTTTACATTATGGACCAGCAGCAGATATAGCTAAAGGGATAATAGTTGCAGAAAGAGTACCTTTTGAAGATGAAGATACAAAAGTTAATACTCTTGAAGTAAGAACAGAATCAAGACCTTTACCTGTTCCATTTGATATAGATGCAATAAAGGTTTTAAAAGTTAAATAAGGAGGGGTAATATGAAATTAAAAGTTATTCAATCACTAATTTATGGTGGAATAGTTTATAATTCTGGTGAAGTAGTAGATATATTAGAATCAGATATCATAGAAAGAGTTAAAACCCTTGAACTTGTAGAATCAGAAGAAGTTGAAGAAACTACTGAAGAAAACACAGAAGTTGAAGAAACTACTGAAGAAAACACAGAAGTTGAAGAAGCTAATAAAAATTCAAAAAAATCTAAAAGGGCTTAAATATGGGCTTTAAAGAAGAAGTAGCTAGTGATATAGTAAGTGTTTTTCTGAATTTAGAAGAGTTTGGAGATACACATACTATAGGAAAAAAAGAAACTATCTGTGTTATCGATGAAGAAAGATTTCAGAATAAGCAAAGAAATAGAACTAAATCTTTAGAGAATGACGGGTTATTTATCGAAGGTATGACACTTTTTATAGAAAAGTCCTTCTTTAAATACCCACCTCATTCTGGAGAAAAAATCTTAGTAGATGGAGTTAGATATTTAGTAGAAGAAACTAAGGAAGACATGGGTTTACTAGAGATAGACTTAACGAGGTATGATGAAAAATGATAGGAATTAAAGTTGAAACTACTGGAATAAATGAAGTTATCAATACTCTTGGAAAGTATGAGAGCGAGCTACCAGGTTGTATTTCAAGGGCTATTAATCGTTCACTTGAGATGGTAAAAACTGAGCAAATCAGAAAGACAACGGAGTCTTATTTTGCACAAAAAAGTAAATTGCTTAGTAGTGTTAATGTCTTTAAAACTAGTAAAAGTAATTTGACAGGCTCTAACATAAGTAGCGGTAGAGTTATAGGTTTAGACCATTTTAAGTTAAATCCTAAGACTAGGATAAAAGGAAAAATAGTTCAAGCAGCTGTTAAAAAAGGTGGATACAAATCTTTACCAAATGCTTTTATAGCATATAAGAGTGGAAAACTTGGAGCTTTTGAAAGAACAGGTAAATTCATTACAAAAAATGGTAGAAAAAGAGAAACTATAAAAAGACTTATGTCAGTTTCAGCACCTCAAATGCTTGGAAACTTGTCTATTTTAGAATATCTACAAGGCTATGCAGATGAAAAATTCAGAATGAGATTAGAGCATGAAATAAACAGGGTGATAGGATTATGATTCTTGAAGTAGAAAAATTAATATTTGATTTCTTAGTTGAGAAATTAAAAGATAAAAATATAACTGTATATCATGGACTTCTACCAGAAATAAATCATGAGGATAGAGAAGAAGGAAAGAGTGAAAAAGATCTCTTTCCTTTTGCTGTTTTAAGGGTTACTAAGTTTGAACAGACTAGGAATGGGATAGATAGTTATGATGTACCAGTAGATTTAGAAGTATGGTTAGGTAGCAAAATGGATAAAGAAGAAGATTATTTAAGCAATTTGTCTATTGGAGATTATTTGAAAAAAGAGTTTTTAAATGAAAGTACAGTAGATGGAAAATTTGCTGTGGATCAATCATATCCATTTTCGATAGAGTACTTTACTGCAGAAGCAGAGCCTTATTTTTACTCTGTTTGTAGATTTAGAGTATTCGGAATACCTGACACTTCTGAAATAATTGATAGAAAAATAGCAAAACTTTTAGGAAGGAGTGGAAAATGAAAAAATATATTTATGTAGGTAAAAAATTAGAATTACCTGAGTTTCTCTTTGTAAGAGGGACTGTGTATTTTGGAGAAGAAATTGAGAAACTTATTGAAAAATATCCTCTACTAGGAAGATTATTAATTCCTGTAGAAGATTATCCAAAAATCAATAAGGACTATCAATATTTTAATTCTATAGTAGATGAGTTAGTAGGAGGTAGAAATGAGTTATAAACATGGTACATACCAACAAGAAGGGGCTACAGCCTTTCAGTTACCTGTGGTTTTAGATTATGGGCATTTTATAGTTGGAACAGCACCAATTCACAAAGTTAAAGCAGAAAACAGAAAAGTAAATGAAGTGATAAGAATTGGAACTTATCAGGAAGCTATTCAATACTTTGGAGACACTTATGATTTAGATTTCTCTATATCACAAGCTATCAAAGTTTTCTTTGAATTGTATGCCGTTGCACCACTTTATGTAGTTAATATCTTAGATTTAACTAAGCATAAATCAGCTAAGAAAACACTGACTAATAAAACTCTTGAAAAAGGAAAAATATTAATTCCAAGTCATAAGATAATTCCTGAAACTGTTGTTGTTAAAAATAGTGCTGGAAAACAAGTTATTTCAGATGCAAGAATAGTTTATACATCAGAAGGATTAGAAATATATGCAACAGTAGCTGGAAATAATATTGATGTTGAATATGAAGAAGTTGATTTATCAAAAGTTACTAAAACAGAAGCAATAGGTGGTTTTGATAGTGCAACAATGAAAAGAACTGGGTTAGAGTTAGTTAATGAGATATTTCTAAAATATTCAGAATTACCAGCTTTTATAGATGTTCCTGATTTTTCTCATGAAAGTGATGTTGCAGCTATTATGGAAACTAAGGCTAAAAATTTGAATGGTGGAATGTTTGAAGCTATGGCTTTAATTAATGCTCCTATTGATAAGAAATATAATGAATTGGTTGAATGGAAAGAAACTAATAATATTTTAAGTAATGACCAAGTTATTTTATATGGAAAGATTAAACTTTCAGGAGAAGTATATTATCAATCTATCCACTATGCAGCTTTATCTATGAAAGTAGATGGAGAAAACAATGGAGTACCTAGTCAAGGTCCATCTAATTACTCATACAAAATGGATGCTTTTGTATGGAAAAATGCTAGTGGAAATTATGAAGAAATAAGATTAGATAAGGAACAACAAGCCAATTTCTTAAATAAAAATGGAGTAGTTACTGCTATAAACTTAAAAGGATGGAGATGTTGGGGTTCTGAAACAGCTAAGAATCCATTAGCAACTGATCCAAAAGATAAGTTTATTTATGGTCGTAGAATGTTTAAATACATAGGTAATGAACTTGTAATATCTTATTTTGGTAATGTAGATAAGAAATTTACTTTAAAAATGGCTGAAACAATGAAAAAGTCAATGAACATTAGACTTAATGCACTTGTTGCAGCAGACCAATTATTATCAGCAAAAGTTAATTTCTATGCAGCCGATAACAGTTTGATAGATATTATAAATGGAGATATTACTTGGACTATTGACCTTGGAATAATACCAGGAGCAAAATCCATAACATTTAAGAAAGTTTATGATGTTGATGCTTTACAAAAATTTGCTGAAAGTTTAACAGCTTAATAAGGAGGGAAAAAGATGGGAAGAAAACAAATACCTAATGCTCTAATAGATGCTGAAACATATTTTAATGGTTCTAATGATCTAGCAGGTATTTCAGAAGTTGAATTACCTAATATTGAATATGATACAGTTACATCAGAACAAATGGGATTAACAGCAGAATTAGAAGTACCTTTAATGGGGCATTTTAAAAAGTTGGAAGCTAAAATAAAAATGGATTGTGTTGATGAAACTGTCTTAGAAATCAATAATGAGAAATCTATTTTGATTGAGTGCAAAGGGGCAGCACAAGCTATGAACAGAGGAACACATGGAGCAGATGTTTATGGCATAGATGCTACTTTTAAAGGACTTATTAAGAAAATGGATGGGTTAAAGATGAAACCTAGCGGAAAGCTAGAAACATCTATTGATTTGTCTGTTACTTATTATAAATTAGAAATTGGTGGAAAAACAGTTATAGAAATAGATGTACTTAACAATGTAAATGTTATTCACGGATTAGCTAATGAAGCAGTTAGAAGATATTTAGGATTAAATTAAGGAGGAATAAATGAAAGTACAATTATCACAATTATACAATTTTTGTGGAAAAGAATTTGAAGAATTGGATATAAATATTGAAGAAATGACAGGTAAAGACTTTATGCAGTGTGAAAAAGAGTTTAAAGCAAGAAATAAAGATGCAGGAGCAGTAAAAGAATTAGAAGATTCTTGGGCCGTAACAGTAGCAGCAAAAGCTCTTGGTGTTAAATACGGAGATTTATTAAATCTTGTATCTGTTGACTACTTGAAGGTGGTGAATGGGGTAAAGCGTTTTTTGAGCAAAGGCTGGGACGAGAAAGAGGATCAGAAGAATATTATAGAGGAAACAGCAGAGGAAATTGGTGCTTAATCTATCTGGATATGATAACTGAACTTTTAAGAGTTCTAAATTATTTTAAAGTTAATATGAGCTATGATTCAATGTTGGATTGTAGCTTGTATGAACTTGATTACTGGATAGCTAGGGCTAATAAGCTAGTTGAGGAAGAGGAAGAAAGGCAAAGTAAAGAAGATTAAAAAAGAGGCTGTGGTTTAGCCTCTTATGGTGTGTTATTACATATTGTATCTATTAATGTTAGAGTTCCAAAAATATACATAATTATTGATACCATAGATATAATTTTTTGAAAAGTCGAACCATCTGTAAAAGCTTCATAAAAACCTGCTAAAATTAACCAGCCTATTGGTGTTAGAATTAAAAATAAAGTTGTCAGAAGTATCAAACCCAAAATACAAAAGCTAAATAAAAAAGGTGATTTTTTAAAACCTTTAAATATAATTTCTTTGTTATTCACTAAAATACCTCCTTTTCCCTATTGTTTTTTATAATATATAATATTTACTTTTAAAAGTCAACAAAATAAATGAGGAGGTGGCAGAATGTCAAAAGATATGAGTTTAGTTTGGCAAATGAGTGTAGCAGGAGCAGCAGGAGCTATGACAGCACTATCTAAAGCAACCCAAGCTATGAAAGATGTGAAAGACTCTACAGAAGATTTGGTGAAATCGCAAAAAAAATTAGAAAGTTTAGACAAGGTTGCTGAGGCATATAAAAATGCTAATTCAGAATACAATAAAGCAGCTAAAAATTTAGAAAGTTTAAGAAAAGCATATTTAAAATCAAACAATGTTACTGCAGAATTTAAAGAACAAATAAAAAATGCTGAAAAACATGTTGAAAAACTTAATAAACAAAAAGAAAGACAAAAGCACATCTTTCAAGCTGCAAGAAGTGAATTAGAAAAAGAGGGCATAAAATTAGAGGGATATAAAAAGAAATTAAAAGAAGTTAATGATGAACTTAAGAAACAGGAAAAATTAAAAAAAGATTTAAGCAAAGCACAAGCTATCTCTGATTTAGGAAGTAAATTTTCTCAAAAGGGTAGTGAACAAATTAGAAGAGGAGCAGCTACAGGAGCTGCACTAGCTATACCTGTTAAATTTTACATGGATGTAGAAGAGTCTCAAGCAGACTTAAGAAAAATTCTAGGGAAAGAAGCTGAGAAATACTATGATGATTTAGCTGAATTATCTAAGAACGGACCTCTATCACAAATAGAAATTAATGAGATTGCAGGTAGTTTAGCACAATCAGGGATAAAAGGTGAGGATATTGTAGCTTATACTGATATGGCTGGAAAAATGAAAGTAGCATTCGATATTTCTACAGATGAGGCAGGTACATTTTTAGCGAAAACAAAAGAGCAATTAAATTTATCTAAAGATGAATTATTCTCTTATATGGATACACTCAATATGTTATCTAATAACTACTCTGTTACTGCTGCTCAACTAGCCGATGTATCAGCTAGAACAGGTGGATTTGCTAAGTCTATAAACTTATCTAAAGAATCTAATATGGCGTTTGCTACATCTCTTATATCTGCTAACGTAAGTGCAGAGCAAACAAGTACTGTATTAGGTAAGCTATATTCAGAACTTTCTCAAGGTGCTAATACTAAGAATAAAGCGTCTGCTTTAGAATACTTAGGATTTGATCCTAGGACTATAAACAAAGAAATGGCTGAAAATGCCGAAGGTACAATCTTAAAAGTACTAGAAAGAATTAAAAATTCTAATGTTGCAGACAAGTCAGCATTGATCAGTGATATTTTTGGAAGTGATAAATCTGTAATTAACGGATTATCGGTATTATCTGAAAACTTAGATGGAGTTAAGGAAAAACTAGACAAAGCAAAACAAGCTGTATCTGAAAATGAAAGAGTTAATGGAGAGTATGAAGAGAGAATAAACACTTTATCTAATCAATTAAAGATGTTTAGAAATAATGCTTTTAATGCTCTTGCAGATATTGGAAATAGTATAGCTCCTGAACTTAAAGAAGCTTTAAATACTTTTAAAGAATTTGCAGGAAAGATAGCTAATTTCATAAAAGAAAATCCTAAGCTAGTAGCTTTTATAGTTAAGATGGTTGCTGGATTTGCAGCTATGAATTTGGGAATGGGTGTTGCTAACAAAATATTGTTAGGTCCATTTGCAAAAGGTGTTGGCTGGTTGTATAAATTCGGGGCATTTAAAAGTAAAGGGGGACTTTTGTTTGCATTAAAAAGAATGTTTCCTCTAGCTTCAAAACTATTTGGAACGTTTATGAAGATTGGAAAATTCTTAGGCGGAAAATTCATAACTGTTATAAAAATTGTAGGTACTGCTTTAAAAATAGCTCTTACAGCAAATCCAATAGGACTTATTATAGCTGCAATTGTAGCTGTTATTGCTATATTTGTAGTTTTATATAAAAAATGTGAATGGTTTAGAAATATGGTTAATGCTGTATGGAAAGCTATTAAAGATACTTTTTCAAGTGTTTGGGAATGGATAAAAGGTCAATTTAATGCTTTGGTAGATATTGGTGCTAAGGCTTGGAATGGATTAAAAGAGAGTGGAGCAGCTATTATTGATAAAATAAAAGATGCATTTAAAGGTTTCTTTGATTGGTTACATAATAAATGGGAAGATTTAAAATCCTTAGGCTCTAAATTAAACCCATTCAATTGGTTTGGTAAAAAAGATAATGCTATTCCACAAAATTATTCTGGTACAAATTATTTTGGAGGTGGACTTACAACTCTTGCTGAAAGAGGAGCAGAGCTAGTAGAAATGAATAATAATTCTTATCTAGTAAATTCTAAAACATTAGCTAATTTACCTCATGGAGCTAGAATTTTAAATAATTCACAAACAAGAAAATCTTTATCTTCAAGGGTATCTTCTTTAAAAGACAGAATAAGAAATATCTCTAATAATAATTCAAAAACAATTATAGGTGGAGATACTATAACTATCAATATTAAAGGTGGTTCTGGAAATGCTACGGATATTGCTAGAGAAGTTAAAAGAGTAATTGAAGAAATGCAAAGTAAGAAAAGAAGGACGGCGATAATATGAAAAAAGTAAAAGTTTATAAGACAGTTAGTGGAGATACCTGGGACTTGATAAGTTATAAATTATATGGTTCTGAACAGTATTTTCACCAGCTAATGAGGGCTAATCTTAATTTATTATCTATCGCTGTATTTGATTCTAATATACCTATCATAGTACCAGAAGTTACGCCTATCGCAAGCGTTGTAGAAACATCTAAACTACCTCCATGGAAAAGATAATGTAATAATATTGATTTTATATGGAATTTATAGTACAATAGGTATTATAATTTTATCAGGAGGGAGAATATGTTAAAAAAAATAATTTTATTTTTAGTACTTATTTTCTTCATTGGTTGCGGATCTGAAAAAGCTACAGAAGCACCGCAAGAACCAATAAAAGAAGATAATTCTAGTATGTCTGTTGTTATTACAGATAAGAAAACTGGTGATACGTGGATACAAATTCTGGTACCTGATGATGCTACAGATATTCAAATTAATGAAAAAATGGCTGAATATGTTAAAAAATATCTTGATGATGGAATGAAAGATTTTATAGTGCAAGCATATGGAGACCAAAGATTTTGGAATAAGACCTTTGGAACACACGGATATACTAACGTTAGAAATGGACAGAATGTTGAAAGTTATGCACAAGCTAGAGCATACATCCCATCTGAAGATGAAAAAGAGTTGTACCTTGAGTATTACCACGCTGTTGCTAATTTAATTGATACTGGAGAAAAAGAAGAAACAGCAAAGCAAACAGTTCTAAACATTTTAACTAATAGACTAAGTAAATCAGAGCAAGAAATAAAAGATATTCTAGCTAAAGTAGATGACTACTTAGATTTAAAAAGTGCTAATGTGAAAACTCAAGACACAAGTAAAGATACAAATGAAGTACGATATGAAGATTTTAAAAAAGTTAAAGGTTTTGAAGACTACATAGCAGAAAAAGGAAAAGATACAAATGATGAGTCTATAAAATCGTATCTAAAAGAAGAAAAAATAGACTTAAGTGTAGAAGAGTTTAAAGCTTTGCAAGAGAAAGTTACAGAATGGGATAAAAATAGAAATAAATAAATATCTGGAATCCAAGAGCAGTGCAAAAGCTGCTCTTTTTTTATTGCAAAAAGGAGGTTGGTGTAATTGGGATAGCTAGAAACATAAAGATATTAGTTTTCTATGAAGGAGTAGACATAACTGAAGAAATACAACCTAGTATCTCGTCTATGACTTACACAGATAACTCAAAAAATGCTGTAGATGACTTAGAGTTAAACCTGGAAAACTTAGATTATAGATGGCTTAATGAATGGTATCCAGATGAAAATTCAAGACTCTTAATAGGTATCCAGCAAAATGAAAATGGGAAATCTAAGTTCTTAGACCTTGGAATTTTCTATGTAGATGAACCTACTTTTAATAATCAAAGATTATCCTTAAAATGCCTGGCATTGCCATTAGACCAAACCATTAGAGAACAAGTTAACAGTGTTGCATGGGAAAAAATAACTCTATCTGAACTAGTATCTAAAATTGCAGTTAAGCATGAATTAGACTATGAGTTACATTGTGATAATGCCTTCTTTGATAGACTAGACCAGGATAGAGAAACAGATTTAGGTTTTTTAAATAGGGTTCTATCTGAAACAGCTCTAAGTTTGAAAGTTACTGATGATAAGTTAATAGTCTTTAATGATGAGGCATTAATTGATAATGATAATATTGATATCTTTAATATTAAAGATTTTCGTATTAGAAGCTTTACTCTAAAGAAGAAAAATCAAGGAGTTTACGATAAAGTGGAAGTTAGCTATTATGACGCAGACAAGAAGCAGCACATTGTTGAGACAATTACAAAAGAAGAACTTGAGAAAAGAAATGAGGTAAAACATGCTTGATGATGGAGGATACATAGCTTTTAAAGAGAAAGCTAACAAGACAAAAACTAAAAAAAGAGTTAAAAAAGCTAAGACAAAAAAGATTAAAACTAAAGGAAAATCTCAAGCTAAGAAAGTGGCCGAGAAAACTTTAAAGGACAGCTTAAAGCAAGAATACTCTATAAACTTAACAGTTGATGGAGATGTAAAATACTGTGCAGGTTGCCTTATAGAACTAGATGACAGCTTTGGTAGATTTGCTGGACGATATGTAATTGATAAAGTTACTCACAATATCTCAGGAGACTACACTTGTGATATAGAAGCTTTTAAAGTTGGTGCTAGACAAAATGCAGAAGAAAGAGCAAAGGCAATTGATAAAGCTAAAAGAGATAAGAAGGAAAAAGAGAAAGAAGTTAGGAAGAAAGCTAGAAAAAAAGAAAGAGAAAAAAGAAAAGCAAATAAGATTAAAAATAAAAAGGAGGTGAGTAAGAATGCTGGATATCTTGAAGCAAGGAGAAGTAAATGATATAGACATAGCTAATGGTAAAGCAAGAGTTATATTTCCTGACAGAGACAATAAGATAAGTGATTGGTTAAATATTCTGGTTCCATTTTCAGAATCACATTCTGATAGTTATCATCTAGAAAAAGGTCAAACAGTCATAGTCTTATCATTGCCAGATATGATGGAGCAAGGTTATATCTTAGGTTGTCCTATGAGACCTTCAAAAATTTCTAAAGGAGAAGTAAAAAGGACATTCTCAGATGGAGGATTCTATTCTTACAAAGATGGAGTTTTGGCATTATCTCCTATCACAAAAGTAGTTATTAATGCAGATGTGGAGATAAAAAAGACTTTAACTGTAGATGGAGATACAACTTTTAAATCTAATACTGATACAAAAGGTACTGCTAAATTAGGAAATATTAATCTTAATGAGCATACTCACCCAGGAATACAACCTGGAAATAGCAAGACAGGAGGTCCATCATGATAGGAAGTTTAGGAGACATAATTTTTTATGCTAGTGACTTGAATGTATTTTCTTTAAAAAAAGAATTATCAAGAAGTAGAAAAGCTAAAATAACTCAACACGAGCCTATCTACGGGATTGGTAAAGTAAGACAACAAGGTAGAGAACTTATGGAAGTTAGTTTATCAATAGAGTTGATAGCAGGACTTACTAAGGCTCCTGGTCTGCATTTACAGATGCTAAAAGATTTTATGGAGTTAGGAAAATTCGCTCCATTAATTCTAGGGTATCATGTGATAGGAGAGTTTCCATTTTTGATAACTGGAATTGAAGAAACATTATCGCATTTTAATGCGGTTACTGGAGAATTTGATTATATCAACTTAGATATAACACTACTGGAGTATGTAGATGACCCTTTACAGTATCAAAAAAAGATAGAGTATAGACAAACTGCTAAGACCATTCTTGGAGTTGAGTATGAGGATACTGTAAAAAATCTACAAAAGAAGGTGTTTAAATTATGATAATACACATAAATTCTAAAGATGGTATAAATTACAACCCACAAAATGAGATAGAAGATGTGGTAAGAAATGTACACATGATTCTAAGAGTAACAAAGGAAGAACAGCCATTGATGAGAGAATTCTCTTTAGATAGTGACATGGTGGATAAGAACATTCCTGTTATTAAAAACAAGCTAATTGGTTTACTGATGACTAATTTAAAAGAATATGAGCCAAGAGCACTACTTAAAAATTTAGATTTAAAGTTGGAAAATAATGACTTAGAAATAATGCTAGAAATAGAGGTGATTATATGATAGATGATACTTATGAAATACTAGATGCAAATGCTGAAGAACTGAGACAGCAAATGCAAGAAAAGTTTGAAGAACTTAGTGGACGGCAAATCTCTAAGTATTCCCCAGAGGGGCTCATCTTTGCAAGTGTTGCATATCTAATTGCAATGAGAGAAGAAAACTACAATGATAATCTAAAGCAGAATTACTTAAAATATGCTAGAGATTATAGATTAGACTTATTGGGAGATAGATACGGAGACAGAGGACTTAGATTAGAAGAGCAATATGCTAAAGCTACTTTTAGATTTTCTATCATATCTACTAAACAAAAGAAAATTGTTATCCCAAAAGGGAGCCTAATTAGATATAATGACCTTTATTTTGAAACAAATGAAGAGTATTCTATTGCAGAAAATACTTTGTTTGTAGATGGTATCGCAACTTGCAAAACACCAGGAACAATTGGAAATAATATTCCTGTTGGATACATCAATACGATGGTTGACTTATATCCTTACTTTTCTAAAGTAGAAAACATCACAATTTCGAATGGTGGGACAGATCTGGAAGAAGACGAAGTATACAGAGAAAGATTAAGACTTGTACCTGACTCTTTTTCTGTTGCTGGGTCTGAAGGAGCTTATGTGTTCTGGACATTGTCCACTTCTCCAGAGATAGTAGATGTAACAGTTAAAAGTCCGAAGCCTTGTGAAGTTGATATCTATGTACTTACAAAAGAAGGAGTTCCATCTGAAGAGTTAAGAAGCCAAGTTTTAAAGGTCGTAAACTCTGATGAAATAAGACCTTTGACAGATAAAGTTACTATAAAAAGTCCAGATGTAGTAGATTACAAAGTTGAATTTGATTATTACATAAATAAAGCTGACGAAATCAATATTAACTCTATAAAAGCTAAAGTACAAACAGCTGTAAATGAGTATATAGAATGGCAAAAGAGTAAGCTTGGTAGAGATATTATTCCAGATGAGCTAATCAAAAGATTAAAACTTGCTGGAGTAAAGAGAACTGTTATTACTTCTCCTACTCATAAAAAGCTAGAGCCACATCAGTTTGCTAAGTGTAATGTTAATGTAGTGGTCAATTATCTAGGAGTTGAAAATATATGATATTAATTGATGACTTGAAATTGACTGATATTGCAGCAGTATCTACATTAGATGATGCGACAACAAGATGGATATATGAGTCTATAGACTACGTCTTGAGAAGTAGAAACTCTGTTATAAACAGTGAATTAAAGAAGCTAGAAATTACAGATTTAATGAATGAGCATGAAATTAATATGCTGCTATGGGAATACTCTATATTCACTAAAAATGCAACTCTTGAAGAAAAGAAAAAGATAGTCAAAAGGGCTATATTTTCTAAAATTAATATGGGTACAACTAAAGTATTAAAAGATATATGTGGTTTGCTGTATAAAGGTTTTGATGTAAAAGAATGGACAGACTATAACGGTAAACCAGGTACTTTTAGAATCTATACAGATAAGAAGATAGTAGATCCCGATGAGTATAGAGAGTTGATGGAAAACATAGAGGCTAACAAGAATGTTAGAAGCCACTTAGATTATATAGAATTAAAACAAGTAAACACAGCTAAATACTACATATCTGGCTTTAAAGAAATAACTTTGCTGGCAACTAAGGAAAATAAAAAGAAAGACTTTACTGTAAGTAACAATGTTTACATAAAAGCATATAAGCAAATAGTAGGAGGTATTAGCAAATGAAATTCAATGGAATAACTAAAAAAGGTAGAGAATACTTGGCTAAAATACAAGCAGAGAATAAACCTATTAACTTTTCTAAAATTAAAATAGGTGATGGTAGACTAGATAACTATGATAACCCAGCAGAACTAGATCACTTGATTAATCAAAAAGTTGAGAAAGGAATATTAACTTTAAACCAGGAACATGACACAGTTATTTTAACAACTAATATCGATAATGTGAGCCTTAGAACAGGGTATTATCCAAGAGAAATAGGAGTGTTTGTTAATGATAATGGGCAAGAACTAATGTACTATTATATGAATGATGGAGATGAAACTTCTTGGATACCGCCAGAGACAGATGGGCCATTTAAAATAGAATTAAAGCTAAACTTAATAGCATCTAATGCTCAGTCTATAATTGTGGAAGGGGCTGGAAAAGAACTGTACATTACAAAAGAATTTTTAGAAGCTAACTACACTAAAAATGGTGGGTATAAAGGAACTGCCAAAGAAATAGATGATAGAGTTGTTGCAGCAGTAGGTCAATTAAATGGAATGTTCCCTTTATCAGAAGCAACAGCTGGGAATATCTATTACCATCAAGGAAATAAGAAATTTTATATATGTAAAAGTAATTATAATGGTACAACAATATCTGTTCCAAATATGAATTTTGAGGATCTTAGTATTTGGGATAATCGTAAGAGATTGGAAAATCTATTCAGTTTTAGTAATCAAAGTGAAATAAATATAATAAAATTTTCAAATATTGCAATTGTGTTTGGTACTTTTAAAAATATTGAGTTTAACAAAAGTACAGATATAATTATCCCAGTTACTTTGAAAAATGTTAGTGTTATGGCAACTCCGTGGCATACAGGAACTCCTGGTAACTTAACTATTATGTCATATGGAGAAAAAAACAAAATAACAATCAGAGCTAATAATAATGGAACTAATCTAACAACCGTAAGTGGAACTTTTATAGCTATAGGAATTGTTTAAATTTAAAAATCTCTTCACAATCAAAAGGAGAAAAAAGATGTTCTATATATACACAAGAGAGAAAAAACCAAAAATAAAGTTTACAGTAAATTTAACCAGAGAAGAAGTAAAAGAATTAATGGGAGATAATCTATTTTTAGATTATCCTGATTTAGATAAAAATAATTTTATTATTGTAGAACAGGAAAATATATTTAAATATCCAATTTTAAGCAATGATGGAATTATTAGAGAAATGACAAGAGATGAACTTGTTGCTGATGGAATAGAAGTACAACTGAATCAAGGGGAAAAAATAGAAAATAGAAAGATTATTAAAATAGAAAAACCACACAATAAATTAGAAGAACTTTGGAACTGGACAGGCACTGAGTGGGTTTATAATCATTCAGCTGAAAAAGAGAAGTATTTTATAGAAATAGATGCTATTAAAGCAAAAATACTAAGCTATGGTTTTGATTATGAAATTGAAGGTAAAAAACATAGGCAAAAATGCAGAGATAAAGACATAACCTTATTGGCTTCAAACATAACTTTTATGATGGGAGAGAGAGCTATCCTTGGGAAAGAAGAACCTATAACTTGGTATTTTGAAGATAATTTTGGATTGGAGTTAAATTTAGAAAAATCATTAATGCTAGCTAGTTATGGTAAAACTTTTACTCAATCAGTATATGATACAGAGCATTACTTTAAAACAAAAGTTGAACCAAAAAGTATTAGTGAAGAAGAGTTTGAAGAAAAAAGAAAAGAAATACACTCTAAACTTGTTAATGGATAATTTTAAGATTAAAGGTAGTTTTATATAGCTACCTTTTTTTGATAGCTTTAAATGACAAATTACAAGGTCAGTTTAATAATTTTTTATAAAGGAGATGGTAAAAATGAAAGTAGCTTTAATAATTGGTCATAATGATAGAAGTAAAGGAGCATATTCAAGCGTAGTTGGTAGTGAATATGATTATTGGAAAAAAATATCAGAAAAAATAAAAACTGAAATTCCATTAATGGTAGATGTATATGAGAGAAAGCCAAATCAATATTACACTAGAGAAATGTTTGAAGTGCTGGAAGAACTTAACAAGAATGATTATAATTTCTGTATGGAACTTCACTTTAATGCAGCAGCAAGTGAGCAAGCTAATGGTTGTGAATGCTTAGTTTATTGTGGAAATAATAAGGCTAAGGAGCTAGCAACAGATTTTATGGCTAGATTGCAAAACAAGTTTGGTAGCAAGATAAGGACCAAAGAAAATGTTATAAAAGTAACTATGCAAGAAAAAAGAATTGATGGAAAAACTTGGGAAGAGGAAATAAAAGAAACTACAAGAGGCTTAATTCTTGTGCAGGATAGCAAAACAAGAGGAGGCTATGGAATATGTAATAGCAAAGACACTTACATTCTAGTAGAACCTTTCTTTGGCAGCAATAATGAAGAAGCTTTAAAGTTTTCTGTGGAAAAAGATGTTGTAGATTTATTTGTTAATTTTATAAAAGAAAATATTTAGGAGGTTAAAAGTATGGATAAACAATTATTATGGCAAGTTTTAGGGTATGTATTTTCATTGGGGGTTTATTTCTTATTATCTTGGAGATATAAAGGAAAAGAAGAGGTTCAACAAGAAGTTATAAATCAAGAGCTTGAAATTCAAGGTAAAGGTTTAGGAAATCTCAAAAAGAAAGCAGTTAAAGAGTTTGTTTCTAAGTTGCCAAAACATTTAAGAATATTTATAAATGAAAATACAATAGAATCCGTAGTTAAAGAGTTGCAACCTTTATTTAAGAAATTAAAAGAAGGTAAAAATGGAAAAGAGTAGACTAATACTTAAACCTTTATCTAATGGAAAAGCTATACTATTAGATGACTATGTTTACTCTATCAATGGTTATGATATTAAGGTATTTAGAGGTTTCATCACTGATGGAGCCTCTGTTCCTAAATCTTTGCAATGGCTATATAATCCTTATGGCAAATACATTAATGCAGCTGTTGTGCATGACTATTTATATAGTGTTTACAATAACACTGGTATAAATAGAACTCTTTCAGATAAAATATTTAGACAT